CAACTTCCGGAGGTGGCACCGGGGTGTACTTACACGCCTCACCTGCACAGGTCAGCCCCTTCGCTATGCCCAGTATCCCGTCGGCCATTGGGTCGATTGTGTTTGTGAGTGGGGTAGTCGCATGATAAACTTTGACAAATTTTTCAGGATGAGGTAACGATGAGCCTCCATACTCTAGCCAACCATTTGCAGAGCGCGGGACGCGGCGAGGACAAACAGCTTGTCCACATGACCCCGGGCGAAGTCGAAGGTCTGCAAGCTATCGCCATGGCGCATGGCGGCTCCCTTACGATTAACCCAGAGACTGGCCTGCCTGAAGCAGGCTTTTTGTCTTCCATCCTGCCGATGATTGCTGGATTTGCACTGGGTCCTGCGGGGCTTGGCTTGACCGCTATGCAAGCGGGGTTGGCTTCCACTGCGCTGGGCACCGTACTCACAGGGGATTTGAAAAAGGGTGTGATGGCCGGTCTGGGTGCTTATGGCGGCGCGGGGTTAGGTCAAGGGTTGATGGCTCAGGGAACTACAGCGGTTCCAACTACGTCACCTGCTGTTAGCGCCAGCGTTCCAACACCGGTTCAAAGCACAGCCGGGGATATTTTTGCTCAAGGCGGTAGGTTTGGTAATGTCGGTTCGGTGGACGTTTTGGCAAACCCGCTTCAAGGCGGTATGACTGGGTACCCAACAGGCGTTCCGTCGGTATCCCCGACAGCGCCGGGAATGACTTCGGCAACGTTTAGCCCCGCGCAAACCGCAGTACCCACAACAGCACCAACAGCGATAGACCCCAACGCTTACGTAAAACCTACTATTTATCCTGATGTTTCAAGTATGCCTCCGGGAGGTAGTTATGCGCAATTGGGCCCCGGACGATATACAGTGTCTGGCCCCGGAGGGTTTCCGGTAGACGCGCCAACAGCAACCTCTTCAGCAAATGTGCCCATAGAAACTCGCGTTCCAACGCCTGTAGAAAGAGGCGTTGTCCGATCTGAAGTTTATCCCGGCGCTCCTAACCCCTCCATACCAGTACGGACATACACAGGGGCAGCTTCAGACCGCATGGCGCAGCTTGGTCAAGGCGCTAAGACTTCTTTCTCCAGCACCGAAGGACTGAAGGGCTTGTACAACGCCATGCCAACCGGTTCGGTTATTGCTTCAGGCGCAACTTTAGCCAGTGCAATGCAACCTGAATACAAAGAGCCAGAAAAACAAAAGTCGTTAATCCGTCCGTACGAGTTTACGTACGGTGCCACAGGTGCAGATCGCGAGCCTTACTCAGGCAGCGCCGAGCGTTTGTACTTCAACCCCCAGTTCACAGCACTCACCCCGTACGAAGCACCGGGCCCTGAGTATGCAGCCGAAGGTGGGTTGATGGGGTATCAGGCTGGCGGACAAATTGAGCGGATGGCAGCGCAAAATGCGATGGGGGCTAATACTGGCTACCCTATGGCGTCCCTGCAAACACCGATGTACTCTAACCCAGAGACGCAGCGTCCTGAGGCTACCAATGTAATCGCACCCAGCGCCGATGCTGGGGTAGGTGCTTACTCAGGAGAACCTCGTTTTGCTGATGGTGGCATCTCACATCTGGGGGACTACTCTGATGGTGGGCGTTTATTGAAAGGACCCGGTGATGGAGTAAGTGATAGCATTCCGGCAACGATAGCTAATAAACAACCCGCAAGGCTTGCCGACAATGAATTTGTAATACCAGCCCGTATCGTTTCCGAAATCGGGAATGGGTCAACAGACGCAGGAGCGCGTAAACTTTACCAAATGATGGATCGGGTGCAAAGACGGCGGGCAAAAACGGTCGGAAAAAATAAGGTGGCGGTCGATAGTAAAGCGCACAAAGAAGTTGATAGACTATGAAAAAAAGCCAAGCACGAACGCAGGCGATACTTGAGGGGCGGACCACATACATCCCGGAGTCTCCCTGCCGTCGTGGGCATTTGTTGCGCAGCACATTTGGTACATGTATTGAGTGTAGGCGTATGCGTGAGAAAGCGTTATACCACGCAGACCCAGTAACTACTAAAGAAAGAGTTGCATTTAAATACCGTAAAAACGCAGAAACGCTTAAAGCAAAACGTAGACTTGCGTATGCGGCAAACCGAGAGACGGAAAAAGCCGTGGCTAAGGTCCGAAGTGCTGAATGGCGGAAGAATAATCCTGACCATGCGGGGGCTAAACAAGCTAAAACCAAATGGAAACAAGATAATCCCGGTAAAGTTCGGGCGGATATGGTTAAACGCCGCGCCGCCAAGCTGCAACGAACACCTGCGTGGTTAAGCAAAGATGACTGCTGGATGCTAGAGCAGGCGTACGAACTTGCAGCGTTACGCACAAAGCTGTTTGGTTTTAGTTGGCATGTAGATCATGTATTGCCATTGCAAGGCAAAAAGGTTTCTGGGCTACACGTACCAACCAACGTGCAGGTAATACCGGGAGTGGACAACGTGCGTAAAGCTAACCGGTTTGTACCCGCATGAGTTACACGTTTCATCTCGGCGGGTTTAAAGAAACCTATGCTGAACTTGAGCCGCTATACCGCCAGCACTACGCGGAGATGACGGAAAGACTTGAGGCAGACGGCATACCGTGCTCACCGTATGCGCCGAGATTGGAGCAGTACATAGCAGCAGGCGACAGAGGTGATTTACTGACGTTTATTTTGCGGCTGGAAGGTATGGCGGTTGGTTACAGCAATGTATACCTTACCAACGACATGCACAACGGAGACTTGATTGCGCAGGAAGACACGATTTTTGTGCTGAAAGAACACCGAAACGGTGTCGGTAAGAAGTTGGTAAAAGTTATTTTGGAAGAGTTAAAAGAGCGCGGTGTGAAAAGAGTGTCAGTCGCTGCGCTAACTGATTTGAGGGTCGCCAAACTTTGGAAGCGTATGGGCTTTAAAGAAGCGGCAATTCAAATGATATATACATTCTGAGGGCATTATGTGCGCACCATCACAACCAGCACCAACTAGTCAAAACGTCACTCAAACGTCGATCCCCGAATACGCGCAGCCGTATGTCGAACGCATGCTGGGTAAGGCAGAGGCCACTACAAACCAACCCTACCAAGCTTATGGCGGCGAACGCATCGCTGGGTTTACCCCCATGCAACAACAAGCGCAACAGGGTATGGCGAATCTTCAGACCGCGCCCCAACTTGGTGGTGCTTCGCAGCTTGCAGGTATGGGGGGCTTAGGTGCTTTGGGCGCTGGTCAGAATTATGCGATGCAGGCAACCAACCCCTACGCTATGCAGGCGTACATGTCGCCGTATATACAGAATGCGCTTGATCCACAGATGCGGGAAGCTGCGCGGCAGTCCGCCATACAAGGCCAGCAAAATCAAGCAGCGGCGGTACAACGTGGCGCATTTGGCGGATCTCGTTCTGCGATTATTGAAGCAGAGCGCCAGCGTAATCTTGGACAGCAGCAAGCGGATATTTACGGCAAGGGTATGCAGACTGCGTTTGAGCAAGCACGTCAGGCGCAGCAGTTTGGTTCAACGCTTGGCTTACAGGGAATGCAGGCCGCAGGACAGATGGCAGGTACTCTGGGACAGTTGGGGCAGACTCAGTTTGGTCAGCAGAAAGATATTATCCAAGGCCAAGCCAGTATGGGTGCCCAGCAGCAGGCACTGGAGCAGCAGCGTCTACAACAGCAGTATCAGGACTTCCTGAACCAGAGAGCGTACCCGCAACAGCAGTTGGCGTACATGTCGGACATGCTGCGCGGCTTACCTCTTTCACAAAGCACTCAAGCGATGTACACCGCTCCGCCTTCTACCGTATCTCAGCTTGGCGGTTTGGCACTTGCAGGCTACGGCATGTCTCGTAAAGCAGGCGGTCCGATTAAAGAATCCGATGCCCCTGCGGGACTCTCTGAGTTGCTGCTCTATGACATGGAGAACGCATAATCATGTTGAACGTAATTGATATTACCTCCCGTCTGGCCAAGATGTCAGACCCCCAGTTGCGTCAGTACGCACAGATACACAAGGACGACCCCTACACACTGGCGCTGGCTGCGGCTGAGAATAAACGTCGCGCACAACTTCGTGCTTCTGGGCAACAGCAAGCACCACAGCCCACCGTGGCAGACCAAGTGATCTCGCAAATGGGAGCGCCTGCGCCTCAAATGCAGCAACCGCAGCAACCGCAGCAAATGCAACAACAGCAGCCTCAACTGCCAGAGCAGCAGGGTATCGGTATGCTGCCTGCGGAAAACGTCGCTGGTATGGCGGATGGTGGCATCGCCGGATATGACGATCAGTTCGTGGACTCATACGCAGACGCTTACGCGGGTGGCGGTATTGTGGCGTTTGCTGGTAATGACGGTAGTCTTGTACGTAAGCCCATGACTGCGGAAGAACAGGCGGAACTGGAAAGATACCGGAAAGAAAACTTTGATCGTTTGTATGGATTGAAAGACTGGGCGTCGGGAGTCAAGAAAGACGTAGTGGACTGGTTTACTGCGGACCGTTCAAACATCCCGTTTGAAAGCAAGTCTCCCGCGATTAAGTACGGAACACCGAAGTATACGGGCATCATGGAGTATGAGCGCCCCGATGTCTCACTCGCCCGTGAAAGACAAGAACGCGGTTTAGCACCGGCTCCCGCACCGGAACAATTCCAAGCCCCAGCTCCCGTGGAGAAGAAACCCGGCTGGGCAGTCGAAGGCAAAAAGAAAGGCGAGAAATCTTCTTACCCAGCGCCAATAGACGAGGGTAATGTTTATACGCCACGCACCAGTATGGCCCCAGATACTTTTGCGCCGTATAACAAAAACACACAGGCCGGTAGAAATGCGGCTGCAAAACAGGGGTCAAAAACAGCCCCACCACCACCGCCTTCTGAAACAATGAAAGAGCCAACTTCGGATTTCACGGCTTCCAAAGAAACTACGATGGAAGAGCAGTTGAAAGCGTTGGAAAAATTGTCGCCGGGCACCAAAGCTTACGATGATTTAAAACGCGATATTCAGACAGGGTTTACTCGCCTTCAAAAAGAAAGAGAAGCAAGCAAACCCAAGGGTAAGCCGTATGAGGGGCTTGAAGCACTGCTAAAGAAAGAAGAAGATAAAGCCAAGGGCAAAGAAGCCCGTAACTTCAACATGGCTTTGATTAACGCCGGTCTTGCTATCGCGGGGGGTAAGTCCCAGCATGCGCTTCAAAATATCGCAGAAGGTGCGCAGGTGGGTACCAAGCAGTATCAAGAAGGTCTGGAGAAACTGGAGGCGGCTGAAGTGGAGCGCCGTAAGCAGGCTGCGTTAATTGAAGAAGCCCGTCGTGCCGAAGCTCGTGGCGATTGGAAAGAAGCTAACGACTACAAACAAAAAGCGTTTGAGGCGGGTATTGGTGTGGACAAAGAACGCATCAGTGCAATCAAAGACATATTCAATACTAATTCTAAAACTGCCGCCGATATTGTTAACACCGCAAGCACGAACGCGTCAAACGACCGCCGCGTTCAGTACCAACAGAAGAATGAGAACTTCAGAGCGCAGCTAAGAGAGGCTGGCGACAACTGGCGACTTGTTGCGAAGAATGCCAACGACATTAAAGTAGCGCAGGTATACTCCGCAGCACGGGCAGCGTATGGGGCAAGTGCCGGGGATAAGATTTGGGATAACGCACGGCAGCGCCACGATAGCTGGTTGAAGACGCCTGAAGGAAGAATGGCGGATACTGCAACGGCGGATGCTAAATTTCAGCAGTATCTCAATGATGCTACACAAGCATACGGCGGGGCATCTGGCGGGAATAAAAACCCGCAACAAAATCCGTACGCCGGTTGGGGTAATCTACAAGTAACACCGGGCACAAAATAGGATTAACTATGCCAACGTACAGCATTCAAGGGCCAGACGGTAAAACCTACTCTATTGATGGCCCACCAAATGCCACGCGAGAGCAGATTATTGGTGCTATCCAAGCGCGTATGCAACAGCAGCAACAACCCGCTGCCCAGCCAGAGCGTATTCCCGGGATGCTTGAGAGTGGTATTGCTGGAGCCAAGAAGCTTGGTTCTTCCATACGCACGGCAGTTGAATCGCCATTTGGTGCAGAAGAAGCTGCGCAAGCAGGCTTGGCACGTGCCCGTGCGCTGGAAGAAAAGACGCCGTCTGCGTTAAGTCTTGAGAAGGTCAAAGAGAAGTACGCAAAAGAAGGTTTCTTCCCTGCTGCGGGAGAAGTGCTGCGTCAAGCCCCGAGTTTCATCACAGAACAACTGCCCCAGTTGGGAACGGCTTTTGCAGGCGGGCGGTTGGGTGCTTTGGCTGGTGCGCCTTTGGGTCCGGGCGGTGCGTTGGCTGGCGGTATTGCTGGCGCTATAACACCTCTGGCTTTGCAAGCCTATGGTGCTGGCGCTGAACGGCGGGCTGCTGAAGGACTGCCGCAAGATCCGGGCAAGACCGCGCTGTCTGCAACAGGACAAGCCGGTCTGGAATACGCCTCGATGGTAATTCCGTTTGGCGGCAAGCTGATGAGCCGCATCTTGGGTATTGCAGAAAAAGAAGGTGCGCAGGCACTGGTGTCACCCGCAGCCCGTAAGCTGGCTGAAGAACGTCTGGCCACATCTATTGCTAAAGGTACTGGTAAAGGTCTGCTGGCGGAGATACCCACTGAAGTTGGGCAGCAGATGTTGGAGCGTTGGCAAGCCAACTTGCCGTTGATGGACGACAACGCGCTGAAGGAATACAGCGAAGCAGCATACGGCGCTTCGCTCTTTGGCGGTCCATTGGGTGGCGTTGCGCGTACAGCCCAGCGTGGTGGTGCAAGAGAAGAAGTTGCCCGAGGCGAAGCACTGGAGGCCACAAAGAAAGCACAAGAACTGCGCGAAGCAGAAGCGATTGAGAAAGCCAAGCCTGAATACGCGCTGCGTATTGGCGACCAGTTTGAGGCTCTGCAACAGCAAGAGAAAGACTTGCTTGCAGCACGGGGCAAGAAACCGGGAAAGGATTCGACGCAAGAGCAGCGCGATTTGTTTGCACAGCAGACAGAAGAACTGCAAGGCGTTCGCAGCCAGCTTAAAGAACTTGCGCCTGAGTACAGAACAATTAAAGAAAGACTTGCCGGTCTGAGGGAAGAGCAGCGCGTTTCGGCGGAACCCGCACAGGCAGCACCCGAAACAGAAGCAGCACCGGCAGGTGTGCAGCCCAACGTCCAGCAAATGATGGATCAGTACCGCGCTGCTGAGACCGCGCTGACTCCGCTGGAAGCACAGATTCAAGAAGCCGCCGCCAAGGGCGATACGGCAACAATCAACACGCTGGTGCCGCAGTACCAGCAACAACAAGCGCAACTGCAAGAACTTGGCGCACAGATTGAACAGTTGGGCGGCACGACCAAAGCCCCTGAAGTTTTTGAGTCTGACGTAGCGAAAGAACAAAAAGCCCTTGAGAAACAAATCAAGGCTGCGCAGAAGAAACTATCCGATGCTGCTGAGACTGGCGATTTTGCTGCGATGCCGAGCTTGGCCACCAAGCTGGATGAGTTACGCGCACAACAGGCCGAGCAGCAAGCAGTTATTGAACAGCAACGCGAAGCCCTGCGTATTAACGCCGTGCCCGTAGGCGAAACACTCCCGATGTTTCCGGGAGAGGCAGCACCGCAAGCAACAGAAGTTGTTAAAGAAGCTGAAGCCCCTGCCGCAGAAAAGAAAAAACCGGCGGCAATAGCGCAGCGCGAGAACGTATTAGCGCAGCGCAACCAAGAGCTTTCGGAAATTGCGAAAACAGACACAACTAACTTTGATAAGTATCAGCGCAACGAGTACAGGCGTCGTTTGTATGAAAAAGGGCAAGAGATTGAGCAGTTGCAAAACGAAATAGCCAATCTGCAAGACCCAGACAGTAAAGCGCGGCGACTGGCCACACGGGATATTGAGGAGCAGTCCAGCATCCTCAACGCAGCTATCTGGAACAACGACACCAAGACGCTCGAGAACTTGCGTCGTGCAAGAGAAGCCGCAGACAAAGCCGCTGCTGATGCCAGCAAACCAAAGCTGTCTCCAAGGGAGCAGGTATACGAACTGCTTAAAGGAGACATAAAAGGCGTTCTTCGTCGTGAACGTACATACGATGTGTACGAAGCTACGGTGAACAAGGTTCGTAAAGAACTGTATGTGTACGACACGGTTGCAGAAAAAATTGCCGATTTGCGGCAGAAAATAACTAAGCCTATCGGTAACGCAAAGCGGTCGTTGCTTCAGATGGCCCATGACTCACGCGTTCGTATCTCCGAGCTTAAAGAAAAGCTGGCAAGCGGTAAGTATGAAGCACGTACGACAGCCGCCATAGCCAAAGAAGAAGCCGAGTACTCCAAGATCATGGACCGCATGGAAGCGGTGAAGCGTGAGATTCGTGCGGAGATGGATAAGCTGTACGAGACTACAGGCAGCTTCGCGCCCGAGCGTCCAAACATACTAGCGGGTTTGAATCAGAAAGACCAACAGCAAGCCACTAAACTGATTAAAAAGTTTGGTGAAGACAGTAAAGAAGTTAAAAGCTTCCTTGCCAGCAAACGCACGGCACCTGAGACTGTCGCCAAGTTAAGCGCGAAAGCGCAGGAACGTCTTAAAGAACTGATCGACGAACACGGCGATGGTAGCAAAGAAGTTCGTGCTTTTATTGCAAGCAAATTAACTTCTCGTGAAGCCAAAACTGCACAACGTATTAACGAAGGTGATGTGCGTAAAGAAGCGGAAGCTTCAGAAAACATGCGCAAGGCTGCGTTGGAACTTGGCTACGAAGAAGATGCGTATCAGGCACTGGCAAAGAAAGCACAAAAGAAGCTTGAGGATATTCGTAAAAAACACGGCGATAATTCTCCGCAACTTAGAGCTTTCATTAAAGAAGCCGAAACTAGTCTGAACGACGCGGCACTTTCGCTGGGCAAGAAGACGCCTGAATACAAAGCGTTGCTGCGTGAGCAAATGGATGTTATGCGCAAGGCTCTGGGCGCGGGTACACAAGAAGTTAAATCCCAGCGCACGGGGCAAGTTACTCGCAAGCTGCCGAAACTCAGCACCATGACAACCGGTTCGGCTGAAAGCCAAGCTGCGTCTGCTGCGCGGCAAGAAGGTTTCCGCCGCAAGATGACTGGTGAGGAACGGAAGAAAACCGAAAAAGATTTTAGAGAAGGCGCTGACGACGCAGGGCTTGCGTTCCGCACAGCCAAAGCGCCAGCTACGCCGGTTGACCCGGCAGAAGCAAAGAAGTTGATAGTAGAGACCCTCTCTACGCTACCCAAAGGCGTGAACTTGGTATATGAGCCGACGCTGGAAGGCATGAAGCCTGAGACGTTAAAGCGTTTAGTTTCTTTTGGGTACAAGGAAGGCGCCGCATTTAAAGGCGTAGTGCTGCCAGATGACGGCACCATCGTTGTGGTGGGCGACCAGCATACTAACGTCAAGGATTTGGAAGAGACGTTGTTCCATGAGATGGTAGGTCACTACGGCATCGACACCGTGATCGGCATGGACCGGTTGAAGAAGTACGCTAAAGCCACGGACCTTGAGAAGCTGGCCAAGAAACTGGGCGGCGATCCGCTGTGGACTCACGCTGTTGATGCTATGACTTTTGCAAATGAGCAAAAGGGCGACACAGAGTTAGCTGCTATGCGCGAGATCATCGCTTACACGGCACAGCAACGCATTACTGAGAACTTTAAGCAGAAGGCTGGACGCTGGTTGCAAGAACTTGTTGGTATGGTGCGCTCGGCCCTCCGCCAGATGGGCTTTAAGAACATGGCAGAGATGTCTACGTCTGATGTGTTCTATGCGATTAAGCAAGCCAACAAAGCTTTCAATGAGCGCACGGTCGGCCCGTACCGGGCGGCTGATGGCGTGATGGCGTTCCGTACCAAGAGTGAGCCAAGCCGCTACGGCAGTTCGTTTGTTGGTAGCCAAAAAGGTTTTGTAGACAAGCTGCGCGGCAACATGCTGGGTTTGTCTGGCCGTGTGCAGTTCGTTGACCAGTACGCGGCGCTTGATGCGGCTATTAAAAAGGGTCTGGACGCTGGCGTTATCTCTGACTTGGAAGCCGAGCAGGCAGGTTACTACCTGCGCTTTGGCCAGCAGGCTAATGCTTTTGCTACACAGGCGCTGACCAACGGCCCGTTGTCTCTGGTTAAGCAGATGACTAAGCGTGGTATGGAGTTTGTCTACAAGAGCGCCCCCGGTGCCAATATGGTCAAGGTTGCTGAAGCGTTGGAGAAATCCGGCATCAAGAACAGCACCGAGTTGGAAAACATGTTTACCATCTACACGGCAGGTAAACGCGCCAAGCAAGTGGGCTGGAACAAACTAAACTTTAAAGACCCCGGTAAGGTCGAGCAGGAATACAACCAGTTGATGGCTGAACTTAATGGCAACGCCAAAGCTCGGGCTGCGTTTGAAGAAGCTGCCAAGATTTACAAAGAGTACAACAACGGCTTGGTTGATTTCGCTGCGCAGACAGGCTACCTGTCTAAACAGAAAGCAGCAGAGTTGAAGGCGACGGACTACGTACCGTTCTATCGTGTGCAGGGTGGCGAGTTGCAGTTAATGGTGGACAAAGAGCGTCCCATCCGTATTGCCAACATGAAAGACGAGCCGATGTTGCACGAGCTTGTTGGCGGTAACGAAGCTATCCTCCCGATCTTTACAAGCTCGGCGCAGAACGCGTTTGTTCTGACCCGCATGGGCTTGCGTAACCAGATGATGAAAGACAACGTGATGTTGCTTGGCCGTCTGGGTATCGCAAGCAAGCTTGGTAAAGGTAGGGGTCCAGATGGACCAAACACCGTTCGCTACAAGGTCAAAGGCGAAGACAACTTTGCCGTGATTGACTCCAGCATGTACGGCATCCCGGCAGATCTGATTGTTAAGGGTATGGAAGGTATTAAGACAACTATCCCTTTCGCCATTAAAGCGATGGGGGTGCCTGCCAACATACTGAGAAAGTTTGTCACTCGCAACCCAGCCTACGCTGTGCGTCAGGCTATCCGTGATCCGCTGACCGCTTGGTTTACTACCGGCGTAGACGGTGTACCAGTGCTTAACTCTTTTAAAGAGTTGAGCAAGATGGTGGCTGGACGCAGCAAAGAAGAGATTGAGTTGATGCAGGCAGGCGCTATCTCCAGCAACGTCATGACAGGCGACGAGCAGGACATGGCCAAAGCCATGCGCGATATGAGTCTTGGCCGTTCTGGTTGGTCTAAGCTGATGATGAAGGCAGACGCGCTGGCAATGCAGGGTGATGCTGCAACCCGTGCCGTGATCTACAAGGACTCGCTGGCCAAGGGTATGTCCGAGATGCAGGCGTACATGCGCACACTGGAGTCGATGAACTTTAGCCGCCGTGGTTTGTCACCTTCGATTCAGATGATGTCCACGCTAGTACCATTCTTCAACGCTCAGATTCAAGGTCTGGATGTGTTGTACCGGGCGTTCAAAGGCCAGATGCCGTACAGCGAACAGTTGAAGATTCGCCAGAAGCTCTACACCCGTGGGTTGCTGTTGGCTGCGGGCACAATGGCTTACGCTGCGGCGATGGAAGATGATGAAGCGTACAAACGCGCCAAGCCTGAAGAGCGCCTTGGTAACTGGTTTGTGTACACGCCGTTCTCGGATGAACCGATGCGGGTTCCTATCCCGTTTGAATTGGGGTATCTGTTCAAGGCGTTGCCGGAAGCGGTGTTTAATACAGCAGCAGAAGACGAACGTGCAAGCGACATCACCAAAGGTATGGGTAAGCTGGTGGCTCTATCCAATCCGTTTGCTCTGCCAGCCGCGATCAAACCTGCAACGGAAGTCATCCTTGGTCGTTCGTTCTTTGGTGGTGACATCGAGTCCAAGCGTGAGCAAACAACAATGATGCCGGGTGAGCGTTCGCGGGACACAACCACTGAGATTGCCAAGATGTTGGGCAGTGTTACAGGCGATGCCGGGCTGACCCCGATCAAGATCGACTACCTGATCCGTGGCTATACAGGTGCTCTGGGTGTGGCGATTGCGTCACTGGCTAATCCTATCCTGAACACGGAAGCCAGCGCGGTTGAGAAGCCGACCATGAAGACCAGCAAGATGCCGTTCATCGGCGGGTTGTTCCAGCCGGTTGAAGGTAGGGGAACGCTAGACGCTGCGTACGAGCGCATGTTGGAGATTCAGCAGGTACAAGGAACGTTTGATCGTCTGGTAGACAGCGGTAAGCGCGAAGAAGCGAGGGAGTTCTTGGATAAGTACCGGAATAAAATCGCACTGGCGTCGCTGTCTTCCGAGGTTCAAAGCGATTTGGGTGAGTTTTCTAAACTGCGTCGTCAGATAATAGACTCAAACAAAACAACCGCTGAAAAAGATGTGATGCTAAAACGTATTGACGATATTCAATACAAAATTGCGCGTCAGTTCTTGACGATCACAGGTGAAACCAGACCCCAATAAGGCCGTTCTTCACCCCGATGCGGGCCTTGGCGTGGAAGATGCGATGCGCTAAAGCCTTGCGGAGGCCGTCTTGTGTGACGGCCTCCGTATCCAAACAGGGGACAAAGAACCCCTGACCTCGTTTAAGCTGCGACCAAGGGTACGTTACCTGTAAAGTCTTCTTCATCGGAACGTCGGCTTATCTTCATCACGGACACACGCATTGGTGGCCCTTTGGTTTTGGCGGTCATGTCTTTCTTAGGCATGTACGACACCATGAACTGCTCTTCTAAATACTTCTTAAAGTCGGCGTAACCGAAGCTCATGGTGGAGCAAAACGCTTTTAATAATCGCTCCTCGATGTAGTAGTCCGTGAACCCAACTGTAGCGCCATGCTCGATGCGCCCCATTATTTTGGTTCTGGTTGTAGATGCATCAATCGCTCCACCGTTGCCAAGCTCTGCCAACACGCCATCAACCGAATTAAATTTCACGATGATAAAGTTGCCGTAGTACTCCTGAGTAAATGCGTTCAGGACATCTTCAGCAGAGCGTGTGCCGGTGTTGATGGCATTACGCATGTACCGCACGGCATTGCCGAACGTATCCAGTACAGGTTGCATCGGGATGTTGATTGCACCACAGTGCTCATCGGAAAACAAAATACCTGCGGCTACCGCTGCGCCAATAGCCGCCATCCAGAAACGCTCATCATTGGTAGCACGGTACTCACCGTACATACGGCGCACTACTTGCGGAACCAGCTCTTTAAGCTTGTCCAGATTCTGAACCATATACTCGACGAGCATGTGCCCCGCGACCGCGTAATTATCCGCCAACGACTTAATGATCTCAATCTCATGTGGTTCCCATGTAAGTACATCGTTCATTGCAAACTCAAGCACACGCCGCAGTTCGCCCTCCGCAGAGTGGGATTGAGCGCCTGTGAAGTAGTCCACCACGTACGTGTTGGAAGACATGATGGCCGTGTCCATCCACGTGGACAGGTTCATACGCTCCTTGTTGGAGCCAGACTCCATACGCTCCTTGCCCCGCCCGTTGGTCATGTCCAGTACGAACTCGGAGAACCACCCAAAGTCTTTTCGGTTCTTCGCTGTGATCTCATCCGTTATCAGGGGGATGCTATGCAGCAGACCAAGGCGCTGTTGCATGGCCACAGGAGACGTACCTTTACTGGTGCGGTAGTGCACCGGATGCCCCCAGACAGAAGCCGCAGCTTCCAGCGCCAACGATTTACCTGTGCCGGAGTTGGTTGAGCCGCAGTGGAACGTCATACCGTAAATGCCTGTGAAGCGCATAAGTGGCCCACCTGCCCCGGCCAGCATGATACACACGTGCTGCCACATCTTCTTCTGGATGAACAGGTTGATAACCGCCCGCCACTGCTCGATTGAGCCGGTGGGTTTGGTATTGGCAACGATGTTCTCCAGCCCCTCCATGGGCACTTCGATCTGACCAGTGGGCGTGTAGATTTTCCCGGCGAAGACGAACGTATCATCGGGTTGCCAGCCGTAGCTGGTGGGTACATTGACCGTGCGCTTCTCCACACTGACCTTCTCCACACAGGCACGGACGTAGTCGTACAGGTTCTTGTCGTTACCTGCACCGAAGGACGCCAGAATGTTCTGGTTGGCAAGGTGCTTCATGGTCTCGTCTTTACTGACAACGCTCTTCTGGGGGATGGTGATGGTGCTTGGGTTGCCGTTTCTGATCGCCATCATGTGTACCGTGTGTTCGCCCCCAGAGTTCAGGATGTCCACAGGAAATAAGTCGTAGGGGATCAGCATGATCTGGCGCTTGATCTTGTTGCCGTTAGCGTCTTCGTCATCCTTCTCGATGAACACACCGCCCTGCTTGCCGTAAGCGTAGCCCTTGGGCGGCTCAGGACGCAGTACCTTGCGGGCGTACGCTTCGTTCTCCACCTGCACATCGATCTCTTTGGGCGCTACCTCAACGGCATACTCACGCCCCAGTGCCAACGGATTGGTGATCTTGCCCCAGTGTGTACAGGATGTACAAATGCCGGGGTTCTCGGAGTCGAACTTAGTGCAGGGATACGGACCTTTGATCTCCCGCAGCTTGGTGTTCATCCGGTCTTCGTCGTACGGGTGAAGCTGAGACAGCCAGATAACGGCCTTGGGTGCTTCCTCGCACTTCTGTGCTATCGACAGCAACCCGCGCCATAGCGGCTCCATGCCATCCTGCTCGGCGTTCTCCATGTAGTATGCAAGCTGACCGCAGCCCGTGCCCTGCTTGGTGCGATCAAATATCTTGCGAAACTTAGTCACTGAGTTCTCGAACAGCTTGACGCTGGTGCCCTTGGTTTCCGTATTGGCAGGCAGCGTTGGGCGTTGACCGGGAAGCTCGACCACGTTGGCCGGGGGTGTGGGCTTGGACTCATAGGGTGTACCGGCCAGATGCTTGGTGACCAGCGCCTTGATGTCCTCAATATCAAAGAAGTCGCCCTCGTTCATGAAGCGCACGTTGGTTACCCCCCGCACCTTCTTGCCGCTCTTGACTCCGTTATTGATCGTGCCCGGCACCCGCAGGATACGTGAGGCATCGCCCGTCACAGTCGCGTCGATAGCCAGCTTCTTGGAGAAGCACAGGCGTTTAAATTGCTCTGCCACCGGCTTCCATTCCGACTTAGGCATCGCTTCTTTCAGCGGCCAGTATGCGTGTACACCACCGCCCGAATGGACGAACCAAGGCTGGCCAAGACCTGACAGCCCGACCTCATCGATGAACGCCATGATGGCTTCAAACCCTGCCTTGGGGGACGGATACCCCTTCTGTTTAATTACTCCAGTTGCATCAGGCAAATCTAATGGATGGTTACAGTCCACATCGATAGCGATGCACTTGACCATCTCCACATTGGGGGCAGTACGGTCATCCGGGTTTTTAAATGTTCCCAGTGCGAAGTACGTGTCATATCCATTCAGCTTGCACGACTCGATAGTCGAACTAAGCTCTTCCAGAGTCTCCTTGTATACGTGCTCTTTATACTTCGATGTCAGTTCCGCCACGCAGTAGTACCCGTTGCCCGGTGGTGGGAGAACCGCCGCCATAAAATCAAGCGGGTTCATAGGTATCCTTTATTGTTTTAGTCGAACAGCGGAAGCTGGTTTGGGTCTGATGTTTTGTAGTCGGTTGCGCGTATCTGTGCCGCTTCAACGAACGTAGCCAAGCGGCGGATGAGTTCTTTCTGAAAGTCGATGGGCATCCCAACGTCTGGCTCAAACATCAAGAGCGATGCGCTCAGTAGTTCTTTATCGGTCAGGGCTTGAGGTTGTACTCTTTGCATATTCTTCTCCATGCTTCGTCAGCGGTTTTAGATGCTTGCATAATCTTTAGCATTAGCTCGACACGATCTTGGTAACCGACGAACACTTCGGTCTTACCCATCATCCAGTTATAAACAGTCTGTCGTGTCACACCAAGCACGTATGCAATCTTGGTCACAGGAAATTCTAAATAGATAGCCCAGCGCCCAAGCTGGTTGCCCGGTGTCTTAGGCGCTGCTGCAACGGCATCTATGATTTTTTGAGAGTAGGCCATGTGGTTTATGTGTGGTTAAAAGTGCGGGGTCACAGGGCACTTGGAGTACAGCGAAAGGATCGCCCTGCCCCCGCTGCCGGTGTTATATGCGCCACCTCCGGCTGGGCTATTTAATAAGTTTGAAGACTGCGTTTCCCCGTCTTCCTACCGTAGTAATCCGGATTCCTACGGCTTTCCGGTTCTGGGTTAGTCCGCTTTACGTTTTCACGTCCGGCAGTCTTCAAACTTATTTGGTGGGGTACTCGCGGCACTGCAAAGCTGCCGTTAAGCCTATAACTATCGCGGTGGGACTTCAACCCACAGCAACCGCTTCCCCCGTAACTGTTATGGCATGGCGTGGTAAAGCGCCTTTACGCTTAGATACGCTTCGTGTGCTTCTTGCGGCGTATCAAAAACACCGATACGGTACTGGTTACCGTCAACGCCGATCTGCGCTACGTACCTACCGTCGCATTCAGATACGCCAAGAAGCCCCGTCCTGTTGTTTTTCATGGCTTTGGTTCGGTTCTGGCCGTTGACCGCTACAGACACATCCCGCAGATTGACGATTCTGTTATCGCTTGGACAGCCGTTGATGTGGTCTATCTCGTTTTCCGGCCAGACCTTATAAGTCATGAGCCACGCAAGACGGTGTGCCTTGAATTCGTAACCGAGCAGTCGGACACGCACATACCCCTTAGCATCGAGGCGACCAACCACATCGCCAGCTTTACGCTTATGCCCATTAACTTTATGCCGTAGCAGTCCGGTTTCAGGATCATACGTAAGCAACGCTGAAACTTCTTCGTACGACGCTTTGGTGTTGTAGCTTTTCATGTGCGTGTCCTCTCCAATCAGCCTTCGTCGTCCCAGTCAGCCACGATGTCGGCCAGCTTGGACTTCTTCTCAGGCACAGCAGATGGCTTCGCAGCTTCCTTGCGAACTTCTGGCTCGGAGTCATCCTCGGCTACTTCCACTTTCGGTTTCTTGGCCTTTGGCTTTGGTGCCGGGGCAGCTTCTTCCTCGCTGGCGGCTTCGTCTTCGGACTGAACAACGGGTGGTTTTCCAAGTAGAGCGGCAGGTTGGCTTTTGATGCCGTCTGTCTGCGCCACAGTCATGATGACTGCACGTTGTGCGTCAGTGCTTTCAGCTTGCGTCTTGACCACGGCGTACTCGTCATTGGTCAACCAACGAACCGGAGCAAAGAACAGCTTGGGCGACTCCGCTTTGGTATCAAACTTCATGCGGGTAACGATCTGCTCTGGGTTGATCGGTGGGTTGGACAAGGCTAGATGACGTGCAAATGCCTGAAGCGGGCGCTTGTCGCCGTCTTCCTTACCGAACACCGATGTCGCTGGCAGCGTCAACTGCATAACGTCACCACCGGGGTTGTTCTCCAACACCACAGCCAGACGCTGCTGATAACGGCAAGCACGGCTATTACCCTGACCCGAACCGGCTTGGTTCTGTGGGCACGACAGGCATGTCTGCGCTTGTTTGTTTCTTGCACCGGCATCAGGCTTTTCGCCATCGTTAGACCAGCAGTCAGGCGCAGCAGCAGCGGCATCCTTGTCGTATGCACCAGCGTAAAAAATACGGCTGACCTTGGGTGCGGCTTTGACGATAATCACATCAAGGTGACGGTCGTCGATAGCAGCAATTTCTTTACCGCCTGACACCAGACGGAACACGCCGCCCTTGATTGAGATGCGCTTGCTGCTACCACCAGTACCACCACCCGTTAAAGCCAGTGCAGTTTCAGACAGTTCGTTGTTACGTGCGAAATCAGGTACTTGGGATGCGTTGAATAGCGTTAGATCGGACATATAGATTCTCACTTAGTAGGTTTAGTCACACGGATTTCGAAGTCCGTGTATGCGTTTAATCCGGGTGGTACAAGTGCCGGATTTTCTTCAAGGAACCGCGCCATGTTGGTTTGCGCAATTCGTTTTTCCAACAGGTCTACGACATCGTGCTCGATGATGAACTTCTTGAACGAGTCCCAGTCCTGAGTGTTGTAACGGGTTTTGTGCATCAACGACACGGTACCGAAGTCTGTGTTGACCGACTTGACGCCAAGCGCCTTCATCTGGTCTTTCATTGCGAAACGGAGTTCGTCTTGCTGTGCTTTGAGTTGTTCTAACTTGGTGTCGTACTCTTGCGTCAGCGTGTCGATCTCCGCTTTGATCTTGCGATAAATTTTCGCAAGCTTATCCAACGGAATGATCTCGTCACTCATTTGCTTCTCCTATTATTTTGTCAAGCGTTTGACAGATTACTGCGGTTTGGTTTTGATTGCAACCCCCTTTCACGTTTTTATTTCAGCGTTGAACATCTCCGTTAGCAGAGTGTTATCTGTGACCTTGCCCTCCAGCGCCTTGAACATACGCTTCTCAATCGGGCTACCCTGAATGTGGATAACGGTGACTTTGTCTGAGTCCTGACCTTTGCGGTCAGCCCGTGCGATGCACTGGATATATTGTTCAACAGACATCAACGGACCGAAGAACACCACCGTATCCGCAGCGGTCAGAGTGATACCGTGTGCAGTTGCTTGAGGCTGCATGACAAGCACTCGCGGATCTTTCTCGTGCTGGAATCGTCGAATAATATCGGCACGTTTACTGGGCGGTACGTCGCCGTGGATGACCTCGGCAGTGATGTTTCTCTTGAGCAAGTACGTGTGTATGGTGCTGATGGTGCTGCGGAACAAGGCGAAGATGATGACCTTGCGCGAAGTCTCTTCTAGTATTTCCTCCAGCACTGAGAGGCGTGGGGCTGCGTCGAACTCGATGACTTCTTTGTCGTCTGTGTATGCTGCACCGCATGATATTTGCAAGAGTTTGGATACCCCGGCAGCGGCATTCACAGCAGTGATGGTCTCCCCTGCGGCTTGCACCATCATGCGTTCTTTCAGCAGGTTGTAGTACTTGGCTTGTTGCGGTGTCAGTGGTACCTCTCGCGTCATGGTGAGTACTGGCGGCAAGTCAAGGCACTGCTCTTTGGTGTAGCGTATGGCAGGTTGCAGGGCTTCGTGAACATCCTCCGCTGCGCTGGCCTTGGGCACCCACTTGAACTGCGTGACTTTGTTCATGACCTTATCGCGCCAGCCAGTGAAGAACTTAGGCACACCGTCAGGATTGACCAGACGCGCCAAGCCGTACGCATCCGCAGGTGACTGCGATGCTGGAGTACCTGTCATCATCCACAGATGGGTGTTGGGTCCGACGATAGACTTCAACGCCTTCCAACGCTTGGTGGTCATGGTCTTGTATGCGTTGGCCTCGTCAACAATAATCAGGTCAAAGCGCCCGTCATTGATGATCTCATCTGCAATCAGATTCAAACCATCGTAGTTGGCGATCACGAACTCGTAGTCTTGCTGAACCATCTCGATACGCCGACTAGCTTGAGCATGGTGCGCGATGATGGCAGAGCGATGAATGATGCTGTTGTTCAAGTCACCTAACCATGCGGACTGCATGATGGAAAGCGGGCACAGAATGAGACAGCGCCGCACATCCCCACGTTGCATTAGGTAATCCGCAGCCCATAGTGCCGAAAGAGTCTTTCCAGTGCCCGGCTCTGAAAACACAAACGCTTTCTTATGCATAGTGAGAAACGCTGCCGTTTCAATCTGGTGCGCCATCGGCTTGTATTTACCCGGCCAGTTGTACCGCCTAGTGATTGGCGAAGGAACATCTTTGACCCCAAGGTTTTTGAGGACACGCGCTTCATCAAGCCCCCAATAAACTGCAATCTCCGCTGTACCATCGTCACTCCTGTTAAGTATTTTGTGCTTCGGGATTACCCGATACTTGTCTGGGTTGCGAGTGCGAAAGAGCAACGCTTTGTTGTCAACGATCTGCATTTACTTCTCCTATTTATTGTCACTTCTATTTGCTGACTTGCTGCGAACTCTAAGGTTGCTCTTGGTTGTGGTACCACCGCTGCGCAGTGGCTTCTTGTGATCTACGTCTTTGCCGTCACCTTTAGTAACAGCGCCGGTCTTCTCCATCATGCGCCGTGCCTTGACGCGCTCGGCACGGTTTTTAATTTGCTCTGGTTGAGCGTGGTAGTTGTTGTACTCGGATTTGTAATTGCGTGTTGCCATAATTAACTCCTTGGATGGTTGGCACAAGTGGTGACGGGGCACCACGGACATAGCGGCGATGGTCTTGGATTCCATACGCCTGTTGCATGCGCTTGTTCGATGCGGGCAATGCGCTCTCTGTAATCCCACCACGCTGGTTCTGCTTCGTCCACGGTCATACTCAGCTTGACCATGTCATTTTTTACTACAAACAACAGCGCAGCATTCACTTTGCGAATGTGCGGGAAGTGCGCAAACACCATCATGGCCATGAGCTTTAACTGCTCTCGGTCTGGGTATTTGTTATTGCCGGTCTTATAGTCCACAACCCAAGCGGTCAGGTTATCGTCGTCGATAATCAGCAGGTCTGCAATACCCCTGACCCATACATCAGACGACTTCCACCCGCAGGGCTTCAAATCAATGGTCAGCGCCATCTGGTGTTCGCACAGTTTCCTACCCGGCTTGGCCACCAGTGCATCGAGCGTATCCTTGACGAAAGCAAACTGCTCTGGGATGGGGGTACCGTCCCGCACGTAGTCCTCTGCCGCCTTGTGAAGTTCAGTGCCGTACTTGGTGGCTTCTGTCTCTTGGAACTGGTAGTTCTTCAAGACACGAACTTCTTGATAACGCTTGGCACAGCCCTCGTAATCCTTCAAGGCGCTGTGCGACCAGACGACTTTAGTAGCCATTACGTCCCCCGTAATACACATGCCCTTCTTTGGCGAACTGCTCGTTCGTTGTCACCGCGTGGTACGCATCGTCCAATGCGCTTCGGGCTTCGTCGTACACCCGCGATGTCTTCCACAGTTTTTTGTATGCGGCGGAGGACACGCCCAGCTTATTGCCCGTTATTACCTGCGCTTTTTGTAGCGTCAAGTTTATGTCGGACAAGAGTTTCGCTAGTTCAACATGCTCTTCGTGTGTCATTATTTTCTTGCGGCTCATTCAAACCTCGCAGAGTCAATGGCTTCTGATAACCGGTGGGCAAACTCGGTAACAAACTTCTCGTTGCGGTTAAGTCGATGCTCATCCATGTCGTACAGGATGGCGTGTACCAACTCATGCCAGAACGAATCGTTCATTTCTTTTCTTGAGTAGCGTCGTCCAGTAACACCACTCTTCTTGCCAACCTCAATACGGTTGCGGTCGTAGTACACCCGCGCCATATCCCCGTTCTGAAGCATCGTCTCCAGTATGTCGATGGTGTACATCTTCTTACCGACTCTGATTTTGCGTGGCAACTCTAACTTCTTCTTTCTGGTTTTATCCAAGTGCTTCTCCTTTATTAACCTTTTGCAAGGCCGTAACGTCTGTGATACCCAACATCAGAATTTAATGGGATACCCGGCATATACCGTGGCTCCATAGTCATCTGCTCCCAAACCCACTTCTTAGCGGTCTCGGCTTCCTCTTCTGGCGCAAGCGACCACAATTCGTCGTGCACTGTTCCAACCACAGGGTACCTTTTCGATACCCGCAGCATTCCGTCAGTCATGACAATACGCGCAACACCCTGTGTTACGTTGTTTGTGATCTTCCCTGCGTACAGCTTGGTAGCGTCTGGCCCGTATACATACTGGCTCCTACCCTTCTCGTCTTTTTCGCGTCGTAAGTCTGGATAAAGTAGCTTCATCCCGTTGGGCAATTCGATCTCGCCCTTGCGGAATACCAGACATTTATACCGGAACTCTTTGCCGCCGTAAAGCGCCGTCTCCAGTAACCCAGCGCACATTTCCCAAAAGGAAACAACTGGATGGGCTGTCTCCCGGTAGATGTCGATGATCTTCTTGGACGCTGCTGCATGTATCAAGAGTTCCTTGGTGGTGCAGGTGTGGGGGATTTCCTCCAGCTTCTTGACGTTCTCATCCCACGACAGGAACTTCTCGATGTACTCCTTGGTCACCCCCAGCTTCTTGGCGAACGCTGTGTCGTACCGCACAGGCGGTGCACCCAGAAAGCCGGTCAGCAACTGTGTTGCAAACGATGCCCACCCAAGCCCATACCCTGCACCCAAAAGCGCCGACTTGGCTGACTGCCGCAGGTCGGGGTGGCTCTTCTTGGTCATGCCGGGGATGTTGAACATCTGGGAACCGAACTGAGCGTATGCGTCCTCGCCTGATCGGAAGATATTCAGCAGGTCATCGTAGTCTGACAACCAGCCCAGCACACGCGGCTCGATCTGCGACAAGTCACCGGCTACCACCACGTAACCTTCTGGTGCCATGATCGCTTCACGCAACAGCGAACGCTTCTCTTCGGACGCCCGCTTTAAGTTCTGCATATTGATCGCACTGCCCCGCGATGCAGTCCACCGCCCAGTACCCGCACCGTAATAAGCCAAGGGCACAGGCAATGGGCCACGGCTGGAGATGTCTAAGAATCTTTGCGCTCGTGTGCGCTCAGTTGTAGATTTAACTCGCAGTCGTGCTTCGCATACGAGTCGGACATCTTCTTTCTCTCCGTTGAGTAGTGCTTGGAAGAGAGCGTCATTCTTAGCAAGTGCAAGCGTCTGCTTACCCGTCGTTTTACTTTTCTTATATGGAACGTCACATCCCAGTGAAACCAATACATCCGCGAATTTAGGGTTACTCGCCAGCGTTGCATCGTCCACGTTAAGTCGCGCCAAAAGTTCTTCACGTGTTGTCCTTTCTTCTTCAATAGCTTGGAATAAAAGCTCCTGATCTAAGATCAGTCGCGGCTTGGTGTACATCTTCAACGTCATGTCGATCAGCCGTAACTCAGACGCAGGATAGCCATCGACTAAACGCTTAAAGATTTCTTCGCACAGGTACACATCATGGCGGCAGTAGTCCGCCAACTCCTGCTCAACATGAAACGGTAGCTCGTCAAGGTAGTTCTCTGACGAAGCCAGCCCCTGACCCTTGGCCTCAAGACCGAAGTCCTCTGCCATTTTCTTCAAGCTGTTGCCAGCCTCGACACCACGCACGGCACGGCCCATGGACAGCGTGTCAAAGATAAAGGCCGGGTGGTGGCCGTACACCCACGCCAGTATGGACACATCGAACAGCGCGTTTTGCGCTACGACTGCGGTCTTGCTCCAGTCAAAATCTTTCGCCCAGTCTGCGATGTCTTTGCCACGTATCCATGTGGCAGGTAGCGGGTCACCGTAGTCCTTCCAACACAAGCCCCATGCTTTGAAGCGTGGGTCACGCAAGTACTCCTCATTCGTCTGGCACGAGAAGCCGAGCTTCACAGCCCGCCCCCATGCAGTTTCTACGTCTAAAACTATTACTCTCTCATACGGCTTTGCCATGGTTACCTTTCAAAAAATTTCTTATTAGTTGCTCTCGTTCCGCAGAAAGCTCAAACCAACGCATATTCCCGCGATCCTTTGCGCGAACTTGATTAATCATATGCGCTGCGGTGGACCTTTTAACACCAAGCATTTCTGCTAACAGCCAGCTTTTTGTTTTTGCGTATGCTCTGTTACGGGCTTGCGTTTCTCTTGTTGCCCACCGGCAGTTGGACGGGGAGTAGTTTTTGTCTGCGTTGATACGGTCGAGCGTGTGCTCTGGCGTCGGCTTGCGCCCCATGTCTTGAAGAAAAGCAGAAAAAGAATCGCGCCATTTTTTACATACGCTTATCCCGCGCCCTCCGTAGTATGCATAGTCTCGGGCTTTCGGATTATGGCAACGGTTTTTCATCATTTGCCACGACCGATACTCTGGAGTGGCTACCCGTACCCCGTTTATGAGTTTTACTTCGCCTGCGGGCTTTCTCATTTGATTCCCCATCATAGTAGGAAATCATAGTATAGCACAATAATTCGTTCGTATGGTTTACTCACTTAACTCCCCACTCGTTGATCTTCTGGTAACGTCAGTTGGTAATCATCCCATGCTTCTTCCAAAAGCATAGCTGCTTTCATCAGCATGTGTACCAACGCTTCGTGGCGGTCTTCGTCCAGTCCTTCTGCGTAGCCACGTAGCCTGTACGCTGTTGTGTAGTACTGTAATTTCCGTGCGCTTATCATTTGTCTCCCCTTTGATTTCTGGTATTGGTTATGATCTCCGCTCACGTGTTCTTCTCCTTCAGTTTGGCTTCAATGGCTTGAGCAAGAGCAAAATGTTCAGTGCTTTGCGTAGTTAATTCTGCATCAAGAATGTCTAGCCTTTCTGCTTCCGTCAGCCCCTGCCATTCGCGCTGTGGTGGGGCGGTGTAGAGTGGTTGACCATTTAGAAGCAACGGCGCATCCATCAACATCACCGGCTCCGGTTCACTCACAACACACTGCGGACACTTGCCGCCGATGCACTGGCTTCCGGTTTTGCAGGGCGGTTCAGGCTGTGGTGAGACGGTTATTCCGTGCGATGCCATAGTCTTTGCATAGTCAATCAGCCGCATAACGACTTCGCGCTGGTGGCTTGTCACTGTCTCACCCTCAATAAGACCTCGCGCCAAGAATGCGCCGTCCTTAAAAATTATTGAAAGCATCGTCTTCCACCCACAAGGGAATGGACACGCCACCGGCTCCGGTTCAGGCTGCGCTTCGTAGTTCGCCCTCACAAGCACTACGCTTGCGGCATGATCTGGCAGGAATTCAATGCGCCATAAATCGCCTTTAATCACCACATCACGGTACTCCGGTTCAGGTTCGTTAAGTCGGGCGCGGAGGATTTCGATTTCGTCTGAAGGGTCAAAAACAATGTCGCCCTGTGTTGCGGTATCCCAGCCGTCTAATTGTTCCAACGCATCCAGCACCTGCTGCGCTTCCTCGCGGGTTAGTGTGATGGTCATTGTTGTTCTCCTGTAGCTTTGGCTATGGCAGCGCGGGCTTTTTTAAGTAACGGTAGGGCTTTTCCAGAAAATCCGATAATTGATTTGCTATCTTTCGCGGCGTCATCAAATGCCTTCAACGCCTCCACCAACTCAGCATTCACTTCATGCAAGCGGCGTAGTTCGGGGGCGTATGTTGGCTCCATCCTCATAATCCTAGATAGTCGTTCATCATGTTCAGCCAGCCGCAGGGCTTCGGGTTGTTTGTCAGTCATTTGCTTCTCCTTGTTTTAATTAAACTGCTCTTTGGGTGGTGCGTCCATGGTGTTGATGAACATAAAGTAATCTTCGACAGACTTGATTAAGTTGTGCGCCTCCATATCGTTTGCGTTGAGTGATACAACTTCATTTACTGGGCTGCCGGGCAGCGAGATAATCACCACCCCTTGTGCTGCATCTTTACCGTAACATCTTGAGAGCACCTCAATCAAATCCCTAAAGTGTTCTCTGTCCTCCTCACTCATCTCTTCTAATCTCTTGGCAAAAGCTCTTGGATCAGACATGTCAGTAACTCCCTGAGTTCGTTAGTGTTGTCCTCACGGGCAACGAAGGTGAAGCCTCCGGCTTCTTTGATTCTTTCAATCTCCCGCTCCTGCAAAGCTGTCAGCGACCCTCTTCCTGCCTTACACTCGATGGCAATGAACAAACCCATGAAGCACCCAATGACATCTGGAATACCAGCGCGTCCGTAGCCATTGGCTGGGGGGAAGAAGTAGTAAATGCGAAGCTCATCAAGCAGCTTCCGCACCTTCGCTTTGACTTTGCCTTCGGGGGTCATTAAACGCCGCTCTCGCGTAGGGACTCGAGCTCTTCTTCTCCAAGCAGCTCAGGCATATCCATCGGGATGTCCGGTTTACTTTCTTCTTGATGCCCCCTGCTTTGTCCCGTGTCATTTGACACCCCGTGCAAAACTTTGTTTGCATTACCTCTCCTTATCTCTTGTATTTCTTCAAGTTCTTCTTCAGACATGTACTGCTCCAGCGTGTAGAACCGCTCATCACAGTTCGTACATCGTCGCTTTCGCACTACCATGTCCTCGATACGCCGCGTGTCATACGTGGCGATCTTGGTGCTGGCACAGCTTGGACATTTCATGTGTGGTTCCTTTCTATCTGCGGCACATCAAACGCTTTGCCGAATGTAATCTCTATGGCATCCAGCATTGTGTAAGCCCCAAGAATGTAGTCCTCTGTCTTGCCATGACAGTGCGCCCTGAACAGCTTGCCGTCATAATCCATCAGGTACATGGACTCCATCTTCTCCACTGGTTTGTTGCATACCGCGCAGGTAGGCAGAGCAAACGTCAAGTCGTACAAAGCAATCTCATTCACATCGCCCCCTCGACGTAGTTCCACTGCAAGCCCATCATCGCGCCCATCATCTCCAGCCGTGTCGTATGCTTGGTAGATGCAGAGAACCCATGCAGCGCGTGATCGTCTGTAATACCTACCGCCACAAACGCTTTGATACTGCCGTTGGCTATGGCTTCACGAAGATCGTCAATAACCTGCAACGCTCCTTCAGTGTCTACCTGTTTTGGAAATTCAACAATTTTCATACTTGCCCCCTTGCGCGGATAGCGTCAACAAATTTCCGCATAGCGTCGTTGTTTGTAAAAAGTGTGCAGTTGTATGCGGCTGTTTTTGCAATTACCTCCCGCACTGCTGTCTCGATTAAAGAAGCAAAGCGTTTCAGCCTCTGCTCATCGGCAATGCGCCAGCAGGCACGACTGTGATCGTCGTGCGAAGCTTCTGCAATACCGTAGGCTTCCAGTTCGCCCCCCTCAAAACGGACAAGCCCCGCCTCTTCTGCCATGCGGATAACTTCATCACTGTTCATTTTTTAACCTCTTTCCATATCGCATAAATACATAGACCAACCCCAAACCATGCAAGGATCACCATAGGGATACCCAGCAAAGCCAATATAATGTCGTTCATAACTTATGCCCCCTATGTTCTTTTGCCCGCTGCTCTCGCATCTGGCGGCACTTCTCTCTGTCTTCGGGAGTCAGGTCTGGGCTGATCTCTGACACACCACATGGCAGCGGTGGGTTTGTAGTCACCGCCTTGTACCCGAACACAACAGTGAACAGTGCGATAGCTATGTAGAACGCGACGGCTACGGCTTCAGGCGGCTTCATTTGACCTCCCTTGCTTTCATCAGGGCGTCTGCTATGTTGTAGGACAGTATTGCTACGGCCAAAAGACCGTCTTCGTGATCTGGGTCGTCCGGGTCTGAAGCCAAAATACCCTGCATCGCCGCCGCTGCAAAATAATCCCGCAAGTCCATGCCTTGGTGGGCAAAATTGTCTGCAAATGTTGGAAACGCTTTCATTCTGTCTTCCCCCTTATTAAGTCCATCATCTCCAAGTACGCAGCCTTGCTGTGCTCGTGCGTTCTAGCTGTCACCATCTCATGCGCTACCTTGAACAGTGCGGAGTACTTGCGTAGTGCTTGTGCTGCTTGGTTGTCCATCTCACTACGCGCATTGTCCTCAAGGTAATCGGCGAGTTCTTTCAGTGTGGGTCTTACCACAGTGCCCTCCCATGGGTATCTTCGGTTGGTTTGATTTCTTTTTCTTTGGGCTTGGTCACAAGCTTCCACCCCGGCTGAACAAACTTCTCTGCCTCATGCCGGTCGTGGAACTTGCGAAACAAAACCCCCTCGTCATCATAGACCCAGAAGCGCATCATGCCTCTCCCACCATGGTCTTGATGCGTTTGTACAGCGCCATGACTTGGGCAAAAGAAAGAGTTGATAGTAGTTGCTCGGGGTCAAAGGCAACAGCGGTGGGGGTGACAGGGGCAAGCGGTGTTGTGGTCTTACTTACTTCAGCTTGCGCACCCAGCGCGGCAATGCCTGCCTGCTCCACTTTTTCTGTTTTCTTCTTTATCGCTGGCACAGCTATCTTCTTCTGCTTGTTCTTGACACGCTTGGTTGCTTTGATCGGCGTGTACTCAGCTTGCAGTGCGGTGTAGCGCCCGTTGTCGTCCCGTGTGATTATTCCGCAGTTCGTCATCTGTGTGAGCAATGACCCGATAGACCCGGAATTAAACCCACGGTTAGTCATCATGCGTACTAGGTCTTTGTGTAGCAAGCGGGGGTTGTCGCGTACTGCGTTGAACGTCTCACGGCTGACGTTGTTGGTGGGCTTGAACGCATGGGGTAGCGATGATCTTGCATCGTCGCGGGTATCTTCCTTGGCCCATTGGTCTGCTATTTTCTTAACGTCTTCTGGTGTATGTGTACGTGTTTGCATTTGATTCTCCTTGTTTATTTTTTCTAGTGCTGTTTGTAGTGCAGTGGCTAAGGCAGTCATGGTGTTACCTCAGTATTAAAGAAAGTCCGAAAACATAAAGACCCACACCTATCGCCGCTAGGATTAGCGTTTGCCATTTCGTTTTAGCGGTAGCAGATGGTGTCCACTTACCTCCGAGTAAAGCATCTTGCAGAGCGATTGCATCTTCGTCCTGCGTTGGGAGTGGTGGCTCGTAGTACAGGCCGATCTTGAGCTTGCCTGTGTCGTATGGCGTGGGGCGTTTTTTATTTACTGATGGAGTGTCAAAGGTATCGTCGTGCATAGTCCCTCCGAATTAAGGTTAAGGAAAGTTAAAGGTAATTTACTACGGGTAGGGTGTCAAGGGGTTAGTAAGTACTCCGCCTACACAACACCCATGAACACAAAAAATAAAAGCACAACCAACCCTACGAGACAGAACATCGTCACGGGTAGGTCTTTGTCCCAGTCGTTGTCATCCATATCACACCCCCACAAAAAGAAAGAACAACGCGCTGAGTATCGTACCCATCAGCGCACCCAGTACAGCCGCACCTATTGCCAGCCATTCACGCTCATCGAGTTTCATTTGCTTCTCCTATTCAAACTCTTTGCCAACGGTGTACCCCAGTTCACGGATACCTGCAATGACTTCGCGTGGCAATTCATACACACCATCGTAGTCAATCAGGTTCTTGCCCTCGAACCACAGGCCACCACCCCACTCATCGCCGTAGTCCTCGTGTTCGAAGTACCCGAAGTTTTCCCAAGGGTTGATGACTGTTTCAAACTTACCTTGCTGCACTCTCAGTTGTTTGTTTTCCATCTTGCTTCTCCTTTAGTTTGTAATCGTGGAACACAACACCCAGTGACGCATCCCCACGTTGATGCGCACGTCTCCAGAACCGCTTATCCCCACGCTTGACCCAGTGACCACGTACATCATGCAGTCGTGGGCTTGCGTGTGTACCACCTTGTGCCTCTGCCTTGGGCTTCGGCGGTTCGATCAGCACCGTGTGCCAATCAAACATAGGCTTCTTACCATGCCGTATACGCTTGGCGTTGTTGCTCTTGGGCGTAGCGGTGTACATCTGATACTGCGCATCGGGGTTGTGTATCGTTTCCAAGAACAACGCCACCACAAAAGCGCCTATCTTGGAGGCGATTCTTGCACGAGCATCATGCTCGTGTCCGGGGTTTACAAAAGATATTTCCAGCCCATCAAAAGAATCAAAAACTTTCGGACGTAACCAGAACTTGGGGGCGTAGTCTTTAAGGCCGTTCACATCCTTCCGTACAATTGCCGACTCTATGAGCAGCGCCCCCTCGTACTCACTACCGACAGTGCCTTTAGTTACGAGTGTCGCAAAAGGAACCCCCTCCATGTCTTCCCCAGCCACACCGATGCGCTCAAACGGCAACGGCTGCAATACCAGATTTGCCATTTCCTCATGAGTAAACTCTCGCTCATCTGGCATAGTCCCCACATCAAACCATGTGTAATCAGCAGCGCGATCTGGGTAAAGCTGCACCGCTATCTGTACGTTCGGTGTCATTTCATTTCTCCTTAGTGTTTGTGTTGGTTTTGCTTCAGGCCCAGTTCATCCCCACGTGCGTAGATGTCATCGATGTCGTGCATCAAGCGTTGCTTGAGTGTTTCTTTATCCATGCCCAGTTGATACGCACACTCTGCTAACGCCGCTGATGTACCGCCCAGTGCTGTGCCCATACCAACTTCGTCCGGTAGTGCATTGACTGCTTCACCGATCAACGTCTTAACGTCTGTGAGCATTTTAAAAAACAGGTTGCTGATTTCATCGTGATCCATTTGCTTCTCCTTAGTTTTAAAAAAGGGGTCAACGTGACCCCATTACACACTTACGCGAAGTGCATCTCATCGAACAGCGAGTCGAGTATCAAGTCCACATCCTCGCCATGCTCCAGACACTCAAGCGCCCAGTCAAGTGACGAAGGCTTGAGACCCTTGAAGTTCATATGCCGCTGCGCCAAGGCCGTATCGTCAGGCCACACAGTCTCAGCGATCAGGTTAGCCAGCCCATCGTAGTGCCCATGCTGCGCGTCGAGCACGGCATCGATGGCATCCTCACGCTGGTAATCTGGTTCGTCATTGGCAGGGTCATAGGCGTACTGGCTCGTGGTCTTGTAGCTCTGCCACCAGTTGCCTGTCTCATACACAGGCTCGACCACCGATGGGTCACGCTCAACCGGCAGACCATCCCAGTCAACGGAAAGAACCGCGACAGAAAGTTGTTGATAGTAGCCGAGGTCAAGAGACTCCTCTTGCGTATGCTCACGCGCATAGCCCACCGATATGTTGGTGCACTCAGGGATAAGCTCAGTGAACTCCGCCGTGTCGGTGTACACACCCGTGTCATCGTTTAACATCATAAGTGCGTCATGCCCATCCATCAATGCGTCAGCCAAGGCAGAGCCGAACGTATCAGAACAGCAGCGACCCCAACCCTGATGCGTAATCACGCTGTCAATACCACGCCGGTCAAACGCTACCGCACGGTCGAACTCACGCAACAAGTCAGGCATCTTCTCTGCCAGATACCTTGCACCTACACCACCGCGCTCCTCACCTTGCGTGAAGATATAGTAGCCACGCACACCACCCCAGATCAGATGCATCAACAGCGCAACACCTGCGCCATCGTCTGCGCCCAGTACGTCACCCTTAGCCCGCCAGTGCGTCTTGGTCTTGGCGATTTTGTTCTTACCCTCGGCACGGTGCACGGTGTCCACGTGTGCTACGAACAGCGTCTTGTGTGAATCTTTGCTTCGGTTGTCCACGTGCAGGTTGCCTGCGCCATCGTAAAAAGAACCCTGCTGTAAATCAAACGGCAAATTATCTTTCAACCATGCAGTGAACTTGACGTTAGTTGCTGACCCGTGTGGGCGTTTGATTGAGAGGGCAGTGTTCAGTATCTTGCCCAGTACAGTTGTGGTCTTCATGATTAGTTCTCCTCTTTGATTGTGATGTATGCGTGTGCATGGTCAGGGTGTACAGCCAAGCCGCAGTCAGTCTCGAACGCTGTGACCTCGTCGCACAGGTACCACTTCTTGTCATGGTCACACTGCCAAGCATCAGAATCAAGCGCCCAGTCACCGTTCTCTAACTCAACGCAGTCATCAACGTGCTCGTCTGTACAAGAGCTAGTGCAGTGCACCCAGCAGTCATCGTCATTGCTGACCCAGATGTCACGCTGCTCAAGGTAAACCGCATCGTCCCGATGTGCATAGTCACCGTCATCCAACTGCACGATGCCGTGTCGCTCAAGGTAGTCAGGGTCATACCACTCGCCGTTAACCTCAATCGCATCACCGTAGTAGATGTAGTACTCGTCACCACCACGGCCATGTGCCAGCACGTAGTCACCGATGCAGCACTCACCTACCTGTCTGTCACCGTGATACCCGATACTGCGTAAGTCATCCTCGTGCACACGCTCACCGCAGTCTTCACAAGAGCAACTGGATGCACCATCGGCATGCCCATCAGTGCGGTCAAACGCGTAGTCACCATCGTTGGTAATCAACAGATGGTCGCCCTCATCAGCGACATGTTTGCAATCGCCGTCAAGGTACGGCGCCCAGAAGTCATCGTTGTATCTGTCTGTCGTGATGCGCTTTAACTTGAGACCAGCCCAGCTATGCGTCTTGGTGAACCCTTGGTCACGCAGCCACACCTCGATGGCCTCGTCGCTGTGCGAGTACTGCTCACTGCTGTCGCGTCTGGTGTAAGAGCGCACAAAGGTTTTGCTCTCGACGTTGACCAAGCACCGCGCAGTAATCATCTCGTTCGTGCCAAGGCGCACTGCTGCCCGCCATCCGTAGTCAGGATGGTATGCCTCATAGGGGTGGGTGTCGGTGTCAAAGTCAAAGTTACCCCAGCGCATACATGAGTGCGGCCCCTCTTGAACAGAGCGCACGATGCCAGACACGGTGTCCCACAGCTTGAACTCGTAGGGCTTGTGTCGCATGGCTATGTCACGGATGCAGTGGTCAGGCAAGGCAGGGAAGTGGCGCGAGAGATACTTACCCACAGATGTAACCGTCTGCCTGTTGGCTTTGCCATGCTCGTCTGACCTTGTGTATGCGATACGGCTGGGGTCAGAGTCGGAACCATGCGGCCACTCAAGCACAAGCAGATGCCAGTCAAGCGGGGGTGCCTGATATACAGCCTCACGAATGGCGGGGTGCATGGGTGCGCTACGCTTCTCGCGGTGGAACCATGCACGGTAACTGTCTGGGTTGGGGTCGGGGTAGCGTTCTTTGTAGCTGTCGGGCAGGGAGTCCCAACTGTTACGGGTCAGGTGGTCGCCCACCATACCGCGCTCGTTGAGCACATCGGCCAGCGCCTCCATCCATTCCCAGCGGGCGAACCCGTCGTAACCATCGGGGATGATCTTGTTCATGGTGAATCCTTTCGGGTTGTGTTGCGTTAAGTGGATGGCCTGAATATCGGGTCAGGCCGACCCGTTTCTTTATTCGGTGGTGATGTACCTCTCAAACAAATCCATGAACGCAGTCAGGATGCGCTCTCTGTTGTTTGAGTCAGCGTACATGTACGCCTCGGCCAAGCGGGAGGCAAAGCCACCACCGGTGCGCTTCATCTCATGGGCTGCGTCAAGCAGTTGGTCAGGGGTGTATCTCATGGTGTTCTCCTTTCACTGTTTCGATGGCTACGCCGATGACTTCCCAGTTGATACCGATGTTGGCGTCATGTGTACGGGCGATCAAACCCATGACCTCGATGGCTTGCCGTTCGGTCAACTCGATGTCCAACTCCTCTGCCCTGCTGAAGATGTCTTCGAGGTACCAGTCCGAGCGCAGCACTGGCTCCCCGTTCTCTGTGCGTACAACTTGTGTCATTTGATTCTCCTTTCGGTTGGTTGCCGCCTTCGGCAGGCGTTGCCTGATTTATCGGGTCAGGCTGACCCGTTTACTGCTGTTGCTGCTTCACTACATGTAGATTTTACTACATCTAGTTTATTCTCCAGTTCTTTCTTTGCTGCCTTGATGGCCGCTTCGTTGTGCGCTCCGAACAGGCCATGCCATGTGTGGGGCACGGCTTCGTTGGGTTTCATTTCCCGCATGCGGGTCAGTGCTTGCTGCATCTGCCTGACTTTCAATCTGAACACGGGGTTCGTCGGCGCAATGTCTAACTCTTGCTGCGCGTAGCCCAGTTCCTTTTCCGTGCGCTGTATCAGGCGGGTCAGTGCTGGGTTGTTGCGTTGTGGCCGCTGCGTCCGCTGAAAAGGTAGCTTGCGTTTCGCCTTCGGCACATGGGGTATGGCGTCGAACAGCTCGGCTACGCGCAGCTTCACCCGCATCGGAACCCAGTCAGTCCAGTGGCTGCCGTTGTTCGGTATCTTTCGCTTACCCTTGGCGTTGAGCCAGCGGGTGTACGCACTGGGCGTGGGTTTGGGTACTTCAGGGTTGCTCTGCGCTGCTTCGATCTCGTCGCGTACCTTGTCCAGCACCAGCAGGTATTGCTGAAATGCGTGTAGTCTTTCGGGCTGGTGCTGCGTTGTTTCGTACTTCATGCCTTGCCTGACGTTGTTGTGCTCGTAGTTCAAATCACGCAGCAGCACCGCCCATAACTTTTTCCGGTGTGTCGCTGCGATCTTCTCAGCCCGGCGCTGACTCTTGACCTGCCGTATTTCTTCGCGCAACTGGTTGCGAAGCTGGTGCTGTTCGGGGAATTGCTTGAGCAATGCGCTGTCGATCTTGCGTTGTGGTGCGGTGTACATCCATTTGTGCATGATTACTACCTTTTTTAACAGTGGTATCCAAGGCGGTATCCAAGATTAACACAGTCGGACAATTTTTTGGATACTTAAAAGCCAGTGTTGGCGCGGTGTTTGGGGCGAAAACAGGGTAAGTGGCACGTTTATATGTCTGTTTTGGTAAACGCTAAAGCCAAAAGACCAAAGGCAGTCAAAGTTTTTTGCTGCGGGCCGTGCTCATATAAAAACAAACCTGTATGTATATGTATTTATTTAAATAGATATATAAATGTGCCTGTTTTTTGGGAGCGCATTGATACGCCTGCGTTTTGGCTGTCTTTTTTCTTGTCCACTTGTAGTAATCACGGACACCTTGAAAAAGGGGTCAGACCGACCCCTTTTTTGGTAGTAATCTTAGTAGTTGGCATCGCCCACCCACTTCGCACCGATGACTGAGGGATACCACGCGTTCGTCCACTTGCTTTCGTCCATGCTCTGACAGATGACTCTGCCCGTGCTGCCGCTGTGTCGTGGTTCTTGCCAGCCAGTGACGATGACGGCCTCGCCCCTGAAGGTGTGCGCTACATCGCCGGTCTTGACGGGCTTGCCTGTGGTTTCGTATATGAGGTACATGATGGTTCCTTTCGTGGGTTAGTAGAACAAAGCCAGCAGAGCGCCAGCGACAGTGATGGTCAGGATAAATGCGGTGCTGATGTGGATTCTGCGGTTCATGATTGATGCCTTTCGTGGGTTAGATGAGTGAGTGAGCTTTGAGAAACGCTAGGTCTTCGGGCGATGCAAGGCACACGGCCATCATGTGCTTGTTCAGGTATTGCTGGAGTTTCGCCCGGTTCGTGGGGCTGGGTACTTTGCGGTATGCGTTGAGAAGTTTTTGCATGATTGATTCCTTTCAGCAGTAGGTGTCGAGGATGAACAGCAGGTTTTCGGCGAGTTCATCGCCGGTGAAGTCAATGCACCATCCATCCCACGTGTCCGTGCCGGACTGCATCCGATCGAGTACGCGGAACGCGGTCTCGACATACTCGCGGGTGAACGATGCTTGCATTGCCATATCGTCAAAGAAGGTTTTCATGATTGATGCCTTTCGGTTGTGGTTAGACAGGAAACGGAACACCGGCCAGCCCTGCCGCCCGTGCCCCGTGGAAAAAAACGGGTCAGGTTGACCCGAAAAATCATGCCAGTGCCTTGATGACGGCCTTCTGCTGCTTCGCGTCCAGCTTGTTGAACGCCTTGATGATCGCGTCCACTGGATCAGCCTTGCCGCTCGATGCGCTACGCGTCTCGCCCTTCAGGGCGTTCATCACATCGCGCACTCGGGTCTTGAGAAACTCGTACCGCTCGTGGCTCGTGTCCAGCATCACCTTGCCCGTGCTCGATTCGCTCCACCCTTTGCCCGCAGTGAGCGCCTCGCATACTGCCTTGATGACGTACGGTCTCTGCGCTTCGGGTGTATCAAGGCCAAGCGAGTGCATCGCTATGAGCAGGTCATCTTGCTGGGTCAGATACTTGGCGACGAGGGTGTTGACTTGCTTCTGAGTAGTGTTCGACATGATGTATTCCTTTCGGTTGGGTTGTCTGTCAGTGGCGAAGTGCCATTGACGAGACCCATTATCCGAAGTGCACCGTTTGATCGACGGATACAGGGTCAGTTTGACCCGAAATTGGCCCTATCTCGACCCCACCGTACCCCCATGACCCCCTTTTGGCAGCTTGGGGGCGCTCCGCATATAACACTGTTCCGTAACCATCCCGACCATTTCTGTTTTCATCTTAATAACTACACCCAACTCGGAACCCCCCTTCCGACATCCGCCGAGCAAAGCCGTACCCCCCACCCTATTATTAAAAAATTGGCAATATACTTGTCAAATGTTGGACAAAACAGGCGAAAAAAAGCCCCCGACGGGGGTCGGGGGCAAAAGATGCTCACAACGAGCAAAGGAGAAGCAAACGCGAAGAGTTGCCACTTGCGCACTTGCAAAGCACAATATACACTCCGGGCAACGAGGTACGCAAGGGACCTGCGCATGCTGGATCATCTAATTGAATTTACCCCCGATGTGGACGACGACTCCGCAGACTTTGTCGCGCTTGCAAAAAAAGACCCGGCAGACATCGTGGACGCCCAAGTTCAAACGGCAGACTGGCTAAAAAGTCTGGGAGCCGCCAGCGATGAGGTGGCCGACGAGTTGGAAACCAAAGCAGCCCGCACCGCCTTCACCAATATCGTCACCGCCCAGCCCGACACCCACACGGCACTGGCCGAAATCAAAACCCCTGCTGCGGTGCAACATCTTGTTGGAATGCTAACGGCATACGATTGGGAGTTCATCAATCAGGCCAAGGAGCTACGCGGGTACACAGTGGCCAAAATACTGGAAGAAACCAACCACCCCACCGCCAGCGTCAGGCTTAAAGCTCTTGCCCTCTTGGGCAAGGTCACCGAAATCGGCCTGTTCACCGAGAAGATCGAAATTAAGAAGACCGAACTGTCCGACGCTGAACTGGAAGCCCGCATCAAGGAAAAGCTCAACCGATTCGCCAAGATCGTGGATGTGACGGACGTTACAGAAGTCGAAGAAATAACTTGTCAAACAGTAGACAATGAAACCGACACTGAGTCCTGAAGAGATAAAGGCGCTTCAACACGCCCTACCTGCGATGTCTGCGCAGGAGAAGGCGGAGCTACTTCAGGATTTGGAAGAGCGGGCGCACCGCGCCAGCAGAGTCGTCGGCAGAGAGTCCATGCTGGGGTTTGCCACCCACGTGTATCCGGGATTTAAGATCGGCCCCCACCACAGAAAACTCTCACGCATCTTCGAAGACGTGATTGCCGGTAAGAAAAAGCGAGTGATTATCAATATCGCACCGCGTCACGGTAAGTCGGAGTTCTCCAGCTACCTGTTCCCAGCTTACTTTTTAGGCAAGTACCCCGACAAGAAGATCATCATGGGCACCCACACGGCGGGTCTGTCCGAGGACTTCGGACGACGGGTGCGAAATTTGATTGAGTCAGAAGAGTACCAAGAGCTTTACCCAGACACGCGGATTGCAGATGACCAGAAAGCAGCAGGCAAGTGGAGTACCGGAGCGGGCGGACAGTATTATGCCGCGGGTGTCGGTGGCGCTTTGGCTGGTCGCGGTGCTGACTTATTTGTTATTGATGACCCTCACTCTGAGCAGGATGTAAAGACGAACAGCCGACTGGCGTTCGATACGGCGTGGAGTTGGTTCCAAACAGGCCCGTTGCAGCGTCTGATGCCGGGCGGTGCGATCATTGTGATTATGACTCGCTGGTCGTTGCTTGACCTGACCGGTCGGCTTATTGACTACCAGACCCGCAACCCAGATGCCGAGCCGTGGGAGATCGTTGAACTGCCGGCCATATTAAATGGCGACACCGAAAACGAGAAAAGCCTGTGGCCAGAGCAGTGGCCGCTGGAGTCCTTAAAAAAAGTCAAGGCGTCACTCGACCCGCGGTACTGGAACGCCCAGTACATGCAGAACCCCACCTCCGAAAACTCGGCCATCATCTCGCGCCGGGACTGGCGCATCTGGGAAAAGGACGACCCGCCGGTGTGTGAGTACGTCATCCAGTCATGGGATACGGCGTTTGAGACAAAGAACAACTCGGACTATTCAGCCTGCACGACGTGGGGGATTTTCTACAATGAAGAAGAGAATGACAGCCCGCAGTTAATACTGCTGGACGCATTTAAAGACCGCATGGCATTTCCAGAATTAAAACAGGTGGCGTTAAAGCACTACAGGGAGTGGGAGCCAGATGCGTTCATTGTGGAGAAAAAGGCAGCAGGAGCCCCGCTTATTCAAGAACTCAGAGCAATGGGCATACCTGTGCAGGAATTCTCCCCCAGCCGAGGAAACGACAAGAACGTCCGACTCAACGCGGTCGCGGATCTGTTTACTTCTGGTAAGGTCTGGGCACCAGACACCCGGTGGGCAAGAGAAGTGATTGAGGAAGTTGCGGCCTTCCCGGTTGGAGAACACGATGACTTCGTGGATACTACGTCCCAAGCATTGCTGCGCTTTCGGCAAGGGGGGTTCATTACCCTTGAGACTGATGAAAAAGACGAATACATATACACCCGCGCCAGAAAAGCGGCGTACTACTAAGGACACATCATGCCAGTAGATAAATCACTAAACCAAGCCCCTGCCGGATTGGGCGCGTTGGAGAACGAAGACGCAGAGCCTGCACTGGAGATCGAGATTGTTGATCCAGAAGCGGTGCACATTGAAGGTCCGGGTTTTGAGTTGGACGTACTTAAAGCAGAAGTCGAAGACGATTTCGATGCCAACCTTGCAGAAGAACTGGACGACGGGGCTCTTTCATCGCTGGCCAGTGAGTTGCTCGAAGATATTGAGAACGACAAAGCCTCCCGCAAGGAATGGGAGAAGATGTACGTTGAGGGCATCAAGCTCTTGGGTCTTCAGATCGAAGAAAGAACAGAACCTTGGTCAGGCGCATGCGGTGTGTTCCACCCAATGCTCTCCGAAGCGGTTGTGCGCTTTCAGTCTGAGACGATTTCAGAAACATTCCCGGCACGTGGGCCTGTGCGTACCAAGATCATCGGTAAAGAAACGCCAGAAGTTAAAGAAGCATCCCTGCGTGTGGAAGAGGATATGAACTTCGAGTTGACCGAAGTGATGTCTGAGTACCGCCCAGAGCACGAGCGCATGTTGTGGAGTCTGCCTGCTACGGGTTCAGCGTTTAAGAAGGTGTACTACGACCCGAGTCTTGGTCGTCAGGTATCGATGTTTGTGCCCGCAGAAGACGGCATCCTGCCGTACGGTGCGACGGATATGGACACAACGCATCGCTTTACACACGTGATGCGTAAAACCAAGAACGAGATCATTAAGTTGCAGCAGGCGGGGTTCTACCGCGATGTTGACTTGGGCGATCCAGATCGCAAAGTAGAAGATATTCAGAAAGCCAAGGACAAAGAGACGGGCTTCTCTGATCTGAACGACGACAGATACACACTGTATGAGTGCCACGCAGACCTGTACATCGAGGATGACAAACACGCAGATGTTGATGAAGACAAGGAACACACAGAGATCGCACTGCCGTACGTCGTCACACTGATTAAAGGTACGAACGAAGTTCTGGCCATTCGTAGAAACTGGAAATACGAAGACCCGCTGCGTTTGAAGCGCCAGCACTTTGTGCATTACCAGTACATCCCCGGCTTCGGTGCGTATGGCTTCGGTCTGTTCCATTTGATCGGCGGCTTCGCCAAGAACGCGACTTCGCTGATGCGTCAGTTGGTTGATGCAGGCACCCTGTCGAACTTGCCGGGCGGTTTGAAGTCCAGAGGGTTGAGAATTAAGGGTGATGACACACCGATTGCTCCGGGTGAGTGGCGTGATGTGGACGTAGCATCAGGCAACATCCGCGACAGTATTCTGCCTCTGCCATACAAGGAACCGTCTACGGTTCTCTACAACCTTTTGGGCACCATCGTTGATGAAGGCCGTCGTTTCGCAGCCACTGCGGATATGAAGGTCTCGGATATGTCGGCCCAAGCACCGGTGGGTACAACACTGGCCATCCTTGAGCGCCAGCTTAAAGTCATGACGGCAGTACAAGCGCGTGTGCACTACACATTAAAGCGCGAGTTCAAGCTGTTAAAAGAAATCATCCGTGACTACACTGACCCAGATTACGAGTACACGCCTGAGTACGGCACAAAGAAAGCCAAGCGTAGTGACTACGACAAGGTAGACCTGATCCCTGTCAGTGATCCGAATGCAGCAACGATGTCGCAGCGTGTTGTGCAGTACCAGTCTGTGATTCAGATGGCGCAGATGGCACCGGACATTTACGACTTGCCGTACCTGCACCGTCAGATGCTTGAAGTGTTGGGTATTAAGAACGCAGAAAAGCTCGTGCCGTTGCCCGACGATCAGAAGCCACGTGATCCGGTCACTGAAAACATGGCGGTGTTGAAGAGTGAGCCGGTCAAAGCGTTCTTCTACCAAGACCATCAGGCGCACATTCAAGTACACATGTCTGCGGTACAAGACCCTGTTATTCAGCAGATCGTTGGTCAGAACCCAAGAGCCGCGCAGATTCAAGCAGCCATGATGGCGCACATTTCAGAACACGTGGCGTTTGCTTATCGTCAGAAGATTGAGCAGCAGATGGGTGTTTCCCTGCCGCCAGAAGATGAGAAGTTGCCTCCAGAAGTTGAGATGGCTCTGTCGTCGATGATGGCGCAAGCAGCACAACAAGTGTTGCAACAGAACCAAGCGCAGCAGGCACAGCAGCAAGCGCAACAACAAGCACAAGACCCTGTTATCCAGATGCAGCAGAAAGAACTGGAGATCAAGGAACGTGAAGTTGGCATTAAGGAGCAGAAGGTGCAGACCGATGCCGCGGCAAAAGCTGATGAGCTTGAGCTCAAGAAGCAAGAGATGGAAGCTAAGTTCCAGCTTGAGGGCTTGAAGGTCGGTGCTGACATTCAGTACAAGAAAGAGACATCCACTGCGAAGCAGGAAGCAGAAGGTATTCGTATTGGTGTGGACATTGCCAAATCCAAAGCACAGGAGAGAAAAACTAAATGACGGACAACTTCGCAAGCGTACTGCGCGACAAGATACGCAAAGACATGAACGACTACACGGACGACATGGCCAATGGCGTCTGCACAGATTTCGCCTCTTATCAAAAACTCTGCGGGGTAATTCAGGGTCTTGCCCTCGCGGAGCGCCACTTACTTGACCTTGTAGATGCAGCAAACAAAGAGGACGAAGACGATGAGCGATCTACTGTTACCTCCGGGAATTCAAATGCCGGAGCCAATTCAACAAGTCGAAGAGCCAACAGAGGAAATCCCTATTGAAGAGCGCGGGCGCATGTTACCCAAGCCAACAGGATGGAAGATTCTCTGTGGTGTTCCAGACGTTTCAGACAAGTTTGAAAACTCCAGTCTTATCAAAGCCGAGTCGATCATGCGTCAGGAAGAGCACTCGACAACGATTTTGTTTGTTCTGGATGTCGGGCCTGATGCGTATAAAGACACAGACAAGTTCCCTAACGGTCCTTGGTGCAAACCGGGCGACTTTGTGTTGGTACGTACTTACTCCGGTACTCGATTCAAGATTTACGGGAAAGAGTTCCGCCTGCTGAATGACGACCAGATTGATGCGGTCGTGGATGACCCACGCGGTATTACCCGCGCTTAACAGGAGCTACACATGGCACTAGATAAATTTAAGTTTCCGGATGAGGAGGGTGGCGAGAACAAAGTCACCATCGAGGATTCGGACGATTCCGTAGTCATTCAGGCCGATGGCGAGAGTGATGTCGAAATTGAAATAGTCGATGATACCCCCGAGAAAGACCGTGGCCGTAAGCCATTGGACAAGGAGGTGGCAGACCCGACTGACGACGAAATCGAAAACTATTCGGAGAAAGTTCAGACTCGTATCAAAGAGTTAACTCATGCCCGTCATGACGAGCGCCGGATGAAAGAAGCCCTCTTGCGAGAAAAGCAAGAGATGGACAAGCTCATGACGTACCTGTCTGAAGAGAACAAAAAGCTCAAGCAGACGGTCAATCACGGGCAAGAAGTCTATATCTCTACGGCCACTGATGCAGCAGAAGCACAACTGCAAGCCGCTCGTCGCCAGCTTAAAGATGCCCAAGAGTCGTACGACACCGATGCCATTATTGAGGCCCAAGAAGCCTTGATGGAGGCAAAGGTTAGACTTTCTCAGGTAAAAAACTTTAGGCCGACCCCTTTACAAGAAGAGGAACCTGCGGTACAAAGAGAACCATCTCAACCCCAGCAGGTTACACCGGACGAGAAGACGCTGCGCTGGCAGGCAAAAAACCAGTGGTACGGTCAACCGGGGTTCGAAGAATACACCAGCTACGCACTAGGGCTGCATCACAAACTAGTCAACTCGGGGATCGACCCCCGTACTGATGAATACTTCGCCCAAATTGACGGGCGCATGCAATCTACGTTCCCCGAATTATTTGGCGGGAATGCTGAGAAAAAGCCGGAACCTACACAGGTTCAATCCGAGGCTCCAAAAAAACCTGCGTCCGTGGTTGCTCCAGCGTCTCGTTCGTCTGGAACAAAGAAAATCCAGCTATCGTCAAGGCAGCTTGCTTTGGCTAAAAAGTATGGACTAACCCCGCAGCAGTACGCTGCTGAAGTAGCTAAATTGGAGATTTAAGATGGCTGATACTCGCACTCCTCGTGATCTAGTTTCACGCGACAAAACCGCACGTGCTGTTTATGTTCCACCTTCAGCACTGCCTGATCCGACTCCCGAACCGGGTTGGTCCTATCGTTGGGTTGCGACCCACGTCAATGGCCAAGTAGCCCCGACGTTCTCCATGCGTATGCGTGAAGGCTGGGTGCCGGTCAGAGCGGAAGATCATCCGGAGCTTATGCTTCCGGCAAACGAAAAAGGGGAAGTGGCCCACGGTGGCCTGCTGTTGTGCAAGATGCCAACTGAGATGGTGCAAGCTAGAAACGCGCACTACCAGACGCAATCTGAGAACAACATCGAAGCCGTGGACAATACTTTCATGCGCCAAAGCGATGCTCGTATGCCTTTGTTCAACGAACGTAAGTCATCGACATCTTTTGGTAAAGGTAACAAGTAGTTCTTTTATTAATTAGGAGCAAACATGGCTTATCCTACTGTAAGCGCCCCTTACGGCCTAAAGCCGATCAATTTGATCGGTGGTCAGGTCTTTGCGGGCCAAACTCGTGAACTGCCGATTGCCAGCAATACTGCTGGTGTCATTAACAACGGCGATATTGTTCGTTTGGCTTCCGGCTTTATCGTAAAAGAGACAGGCACTACTACTGTTTCTGCTACGGGCGTCACTGGTGTTTTCGTTGGTTGCACTTACACGAATCCGTCCACTGGCCAAAAGCTGTTTGCTAACTCGTATCCGGGCAGCGTTGTTGCTTCGGACATTCTGGCATATGTTGTTGATGATCCTGATGCACTGTTTCAAGTCGCGGTAACCGGCGGTTCAACTTCGACCACCATCACCCCGATTGACAACACCATTCTGGGCAACAATCTGGCGATTTCGCAGCCTGCATCGAACAGCACCATCTCGGGTAACTCTAACATCGGTGCGTACGATTCCGGCGCTAACACCACAAATTCGCTGCCCTTCCGTGTAGTTGGTCTGGTTCCAGAGAGCATCGACTCCAGCGGCAACTACAGCGAAGTAATCGTTAAGTGGAATGCTCCGTATCCGACCATCACTATCGACTTTACGGGTGAAACCGCGTCCGTCGCACTGGCTGGTGGGCATTCGTATCTCAACCCAACCGGCACTGCCAACGTATAAGGGAGCTGAATAATGGCTATTTCACGCGCACAACTACTTAAAGAGCTGCTCCCGGGCCTGAACGCCCTGTTTGGTCTGGAGTACGCACGTTACGGCGAAGAGCACAAAGAGATCTACGAAACTGAGACCTCCGAGCGTTCGTTCGAAGAAGAAACCAAGCTGTCTGGCTTCACCGCCGCTCCCGTCAAAAACGAGGGCAGCGCGATTGCTTATGACAACGCGCAGGAAGCTTGGACTGCTCGATACAACCACGAGACCATTGCCCAAGGTTTTTCGATCACTGAAGAAGCGATTGAAGATAACCTGTATGACAGCCTGTCGGCTCGTTATACCAAAGCTCTGGCTCGTTCGATGGCCTACACCAAGCAGGTGAAAGCGGCTGCGGTTCTGAACAACGGCTTCACTGGCGGTCAGTACGCTGGCGGTGACGGTGTTGCTCTGTTCTCCAACGCACACCCCCTCGTTTCTGGCGGCACTAACTCGAACATCCCTTCGACTGCTGCTGACCTGAACGAAACTTCATTGGAAAACGCTGTGATTCAAATCGCTGCGTGGACTGACGAACGTGGTCTGCTGATCGCTGCCCGTCCTCGTAAGTTGATCGTGCCGCCAAGTCTGCAATTTATTGCAACTCGTCTGCTCGAAACCAACCTGCGTGTCGGTACCAACGATAACGACATCAACGCAATCAAGAACAACGGTTCGATCCCAGAGGGCTACACCATTAACCACTGGCTGACCGACACTAATGCTTGGTTCCTGACCACTGATGTACCAAACGGCATGAAGCATTTCATTCGTGCTCCGCTGGATACAAAAATGGATGGTGACTTCGATACAGGGAACGTCCGTTACAAGGCTCGTGAGCGTTACAGCTTTGGCTTCTCCGACCCGCTCGGTATGTACGGTTCGGCTGGCGCCTAAAGAAAAAGGGGGACTTTACGGTCCCCCTTTTTTAGTATATAAAGTACAGAATTTCCGGGACTATCCGGCGCTTACGAACAGGCTCCCGGCCTGACGACATGCAGATCGTTCGCGCTTAACTCGCATGTGAGGACAACTCAAATGGCACTCTCTACTACCCAAAGCATCTGGCGTTCGGGCGGCGGCGACAACACTCGCACCGCTTATTGTGGCTCCGGCGTTATGGCTGCTCAGTTCTACATTGCTGATGCTTCCCCAGCTACTGCTGGCACAAACGTCAAGGTTTCTTCTGCTGCAAACGCAGCGAATCTTATTCTCCCGGCTGGTGCTGTTATCGTT